TTGCGCGCCCTTAAGACCCAAACATTAACACCCCCTACCCCATAGGCAGAAAGGGCCAGTTAAACGCCTGTTTCGGGTCGCTTTACACCGATATTAACGCTTGAGTGCCGATTTGTTCTTTCTCGCCATGTCTTTTTTGCATGACATGGCCAGCACAAGGCTTGCCCGTTGCCAGGGTCCGTCCTCGACCCGCCATCGCGGATCTCGACGCGGTGGTCCGCGACCAGTCGCCGATCTAGCGCGCCGCATGACGCGCACATACCGGCTGCGCGGCGCAACACCTCGCGGCTCCAGGCCCGGTGCTCGGCGCTGTCGTAGTAGATATCTCGCCCCTCGACCACCGTCGTCAGGGTCCGCCGCGCTTGCCCTCGTAAGGGCTGACCGATGGTCTTCATCGGCGCGCCTCGCGCATCATACCGGATAGGTTAGGGTGTCGCCGCCGCCGGGTCAAGCGTGCCGTCTTGGTCATCGCCACTCTCTCGCCAGGATACCGAGAGCCTCGGCCAGCATGGCCGATGCTCGACCCTCGCGGCATCTGTGCGCGCGATCCCAGGCCGAGCAGGACATCCCCAGGCCGACCACCTGGACCATGATGCTATGCAGCGCCCCCGGCCCGCCGAGCAGCTGCGCCGCCTGAGCAAGCGCCCGTCCTGCGGCCACCCGTCGCTCAATGGCCGATGCCTGATCGCCACCGCCCGAGCGTGGCTCGATGCGCGTCGCTGATGCCCCGGCTCGTCCGCTGATTTCAAACAGCGCGCGATACCTCTCGCCCGCCGCCCGCTGCTCGCCGTCGATGGTCCCTGCCCGCTCCATCGCCGCCAGCGTATCCACGACCCTCCAGGGTCGGGACGCCCGCCCTTGCGCGTCGGTGTATGCCCGGCCACCACCCCGTTCTGTCCTCTCGGGTTCGGCCACCTCGATCCCGTGCTCGGCGTGTCTTGCGCGCTCAATGGTCGGCGGGATGACGGGCTCGGCAGGATCGACGCCAGGGCGGGTTTTCCGGCTGCTGGTGCGGGTTGAACGGGCTGGGTTTGGCATATCCACGATCTCCTCTGACTTCAACCTATAGGTGCATTGTATTTTAGAGTTTCGTCGCGCATCAGGGGTAACGCCGTAACGGGTTCTAAAGAACCCCGTTACGTTACGTTACCCGACTGCTGCCTTTGCCACCCGTAACGGGTTACCCTCCGTTACGTTACCGTTACCCTGTTACCGGTTGGATTTGTCCTGTCTTTTAATCATCATCACTGTCGCATGGACCGGATCTATGACTGCCCATCCATGCTCCTCTTCTTTGATGAACGAGGCCTCCAGCAACTTACAGATGAGCCGTCCTTGCGCGCCCGGCTTAACGACTTGCTCCGCGCTTGCCTTTGACATGACCTTGCTGGCCACCAGATATTCGATCAATGCAGACCGCGATAGATATGGCGCTCCGTCGCGGTCCTCTTTCCCGCTCGCCCACCATGCATCCTCAAACCTCTTGCGATCTCCGGCCAGGGCATGATCGATCTTTGGCCGCTCGACTGGCGCATCCGCCTCGACAGCCACCGCGCTGCCGACCGGCTGGCCGTCCTCGTCAGTCCACCCGGCGATCGGCACCTGTTCTAGCCGCGCGTAGGCCGGCGCGGTTAACTCGGCGTCCTTGCTCTTTCGCTGGACGATCTGGATCGGGTCTTGTCCCTTGGCGGGCACCACCGAGATCTCGATATCCAGCGCCCCGCGCCAGGCGCTCGACCCGCGCGCCCGGTGCTGGGCCTCCTCCATCACCCCGGTGTGATGGACGAGGAGCACCGAGCATCCGAACTCCGTCATAAGCCGAGCACATGCGTCGAGCATCGACTTGGCGTCCTGCGCGCTGTTCTCGTCGCCCGACAGGAACCGATGCAGCGTATCAACGACGATCAGGACCGGCCGGCGGTCAAGAGCGCGAATAGCCTCGGCCGTCCGGCGATACCCATCCGGCGTGTTCAAATCCAGGCCGTCCCTAGACAGCCACATGTCCAAACGGCCTACGCCGTGATGCTGCTTCCAGGCCGCTATTCTGGCCCGTAGGCCCGCGTGACCCTCGCCCGCTAGATAGACGACCGGCCCCGGCTTCACCCTCGCCTGTCGCCAGATTTCCCGCCCTGCCGCGAGCGTCAAAGACCAGTCGAGGACGACGAACGTCTTGCCGCCACCGGACGGCCCGTGGACCATGAGAAGGCTTTCGGCCTGGAGCCACCCGCGCACCAGCCACCGGATCGGGGATGGCTGCGCGCTGAACTCGTCCGCAGGGATGAGCCAGCCGTCTGCCGGCGGGTTGAGGAGCGCCGCGAGGTCGTGACCAGCCGCGCGGTAGTCGTTGGCGTCGCCGGGTGTCGGCGGGACCACCACCCGAGCGCCATGCTTTGCCGCCGCTTGTTCGGCGTACCGCTGCCCGACGCCACTGGCGTCGTGGTCGGCCACGATCACCATCTCGCGAGCCGGGAAACGCGCCCGAAGGCTCCCGGCGACCGGGACTAGGTTCGATGCGCTGTAGGCCACGACCACCGGCCTGTCGGCCACCTCGTAGATGGTGGCGGCAGTCGCGAACCCCTCGGCGAGATAGATCGGCCCGCTATCGGCCTCCAGATCGCCAATCCACCAGCACGAGCCACCGGCCTGACCGCCGGGATGATAGAGCTTCTGGCCGTCCGCCGCGATGTACTGGAGCGAGACCAGATCGCCGTCCGGTTGGTAGAGCGGGACGACCAGCCGTCCGTCGCCCGTGACCCGCGCGCCGTGCGCCTGAATGCCCTTCCGCGCGAGGTAGGGATGCGCTGACGCGGCGGGTCCGCACCCTTCCCAGATCGCCGCGACAGTGTCGGCGGCTGTCTCGCGCGTCCGCTGCCGCTCTGCATCGCGAGCCGCGATGGCCTCGGCCATCCGGCGGGCGTGCGCCATCTCCTCGACCGCTGTTACCGTGCGCCCGACATCGGCCCGCCATGAATGCTCGATGCCCGCGCGCCAACAGCCGAACCGACCGGCGGGGATGCCGTCGCCGAACGCGATGTACCATCCAGATTTATCACCCGCGCCCGGTCGGCCTTTCGCCCCGCTAACGAACCGATGGAGCGTGCCGTCGAGGTGAATTGCGGCCGGTGGCGTTATGCCCGCCGCCGCCATCGCATCGCGCAGCTGCTGCTCCGGTGGCTCCGGCGCGCGCTCTTTGGGCGGCGACCATGAGCCGCCGAGAATGGATTTGAGATCTGCCATGTAGCCTCCTGTGTAGAGCGCCATGGTGGACCAGAAGCCGACGTTTTGCAACGCGCCAGAAAAGCGACGTTGACATCGGCCCGCGATCTGACGCAGATTGTCGGAACGCCGACCGGAATGGTCCGACTGGCGGGAAAAGGAATAACCATCATGGCAATCAGGATCAGCCGCACCAGCGGTCTGTCCGCCAATGGCGTAAAGCTGTTGGTGTACGGACAGGCTGGCGCGGGGAAAACGACGCTCATCAAGACGCTGCCGGCACCTATCGTGCTGTCGGCCGAGGGCGGTCTGCTGTCTATTCAGGACGCCGACCTCCCGTATATCGAGGTATCCGACATGATCACGCTGAGCGAGGCGTGGTCCTGGCTGGCGAGCAGTTCCGAGGCGGCCGAGTTCAAATCGGTGGCGCTCGACAGCATCAGCGAAATCGCTGAGGTCTGTCTCAACGCCGAGAAGAAGGCGACGAAAGACCCGCGCCAAGCCTATGGCGCGATGCAGGAGCAGATGACCGACATCATCCGGTCATTCCGCGACTTGCCCGGTCGCCATGTGTACATGTCGGCCAAGGTCGAGAAGACCCAGGACGAGATGGGGCGCGTCTTGTATGCCCCGTCGATGCCGGGGAACAAGACCGGCCAAGCCCTGCCGTATTTCTTCGACGAGGTTCTCGCGTTGCGCGTCGAGCGCGATGCGGAAGGGGCATCGCAACGTGCCCTCATGTGCGACAGCGATGGGCTGTGGCAAGCGAAGGACCGCAGCGGCAAGCTCGCAGCGTGGGAAGCCCCAGACCTCGGGGCGATCATCCGCAAGATCCAAGGAGACAACGCATGACGGAAATGCAAACACTGAGCGAGCGATGGCTCGCCGCGAAGGAAGCCGAGCGGCTGGCAGTGGAAGACCGCCGCCAGATCGAGGACCGGCTGTCGAGCCTGATCGGCATTGCCGAGACGCTTGAAAGCACCGAGACGGCGACGCCGGACGGTTTCGTCATCAAGGTTGTCGGACGCATGAACCGGAAGG